ATCCACCTACCCCCTTGACCCCTTAGCTCACCCATTTGGGTTAGTTCGGGCATTCGCCCTGGCCCTCCAAATTTGGAGAATAGTCAAAGTACTTGACAATAAAGCGCATTCGCTTTATATTTAAAAGTGTATGACAGCTAGGAGCTAGTATGCGACAATTAAAGAAAATTCAACATCCGAGGTCGTATGACCAGATGCTATTAAGCATCACTCCCGATGACGAGATTATCTCGATCATTCGGGAGAGGCGCAAGATACTATCCGTTCGGATAGATGTAGCGCACGAGAGATTCTTGAAGAAAGAAGCCAAGAGATTAGGCTGGAGTAAAGCTGCAGTATTTCGGGGTATTATGAATATGTATATGGAAGAGGCTTACACCTCAGATCGTGAGGCCGCAGCTAATGGAGATCTCAAATATTGGGGAATGAACGACGTAAAGTGAGTTTCACTTTACCTGGAATACCGGTAGCTAAAAAGAACCGGAGGAGAAACTTTGGTAACAAGTCGCTACCTAGTGTCAATTATTTGACATGGGAGGCTATGGCTTGTGCAGAGATTGCACAATGTTGGAAAGGTCCAACAATAGCAAAGGTTAAGCAGATGACACTACATTTCTATATTGATACTAATTCGAGACTAGACGTGGATAACTGCGTAACAAGTTGTTTAGATATGCTGCAAAAAGCTGATGTAATTATCGGAGACCATTGGCAAGTCTTACCGAGGTATTCAGTTGATTCATTTGAGTCTGAGATGGGTAGGACCGAACTCACGATATGGGAGGCATAATGCCAAAGCGCAGAAAACTGACGTTAATTGATGAAGACAAAGCCACGGGAGTGCGTGTCTATGAAAAACGCACTAAGGCGTTACCTAAGAATTGGAAGAATGGAGTCAAGACTAGGCGAGCCCTAGCTAACGCATTTGCCCAAACTAGAGGCAACATTGCTGAGACGTGTAGACGGGTGGGTGTGAATCTTAGAACATACTATTATCACATGGAGGAATATCCGGAATTTAGAACACAGATTGAGATGCTACAGGATGCCCAAGTAGATGTAGCACAGCAAGCCTTGTACGATTTAGTGGAGGATAAACACTTCGGAGCTATTAAGTATGTTCTCGACAAACGAGGAGAAAAAAGAGGTTATGGCGATAAAGTGAAGACAGAACATAAAGAAACTCGAGATATTAATGTAAATTTTAGTTATGAGACAGTAGCATCCGACAAACAGCAACAAGTCAAAGAAGCAATGGAAGCTGAGATTGTCGAACATAACCAAAGGCTCGAAGATGGATAATTATTCTCTGGGCGATCTTGCCCAACCCTACCAACCCGAAGACGATATTATGGATCAGTTTCGCACTGCGGCTGCTGATATTATGTCAACAGTAGATATTAATCCCTACACTCAAAGATTGCGGGATCTTGAACAACAAGCTCAAGGCGCAAATCTATCAATGCTTGGCGATCCCGCATCAATGGGCATGGGGATGACAGGTCCTATGATGGGTCAGATGATGGACCCAGCCATGATGCCCCCTGAAATGCTAGGACAACCTCCTATGTCCGGACCTCCTATGTCCGGACCTCCTATGTCCGGACCTCCTATGTCCGGACCTCCAATGGGACAACCTCCAATGGGGGGAATGCCTCCGGCTCAAGATCCTATGATGGGGCAGATGGACCCGATGGGTGGTCAACAAACAGACATGATGAATAATCCAGGTATGAATAACTTAGGAATATAATGCCAACACTCCGGGTCAGTGAAAAACAGCAAGAGTTCTTGCAGTCCGATAGTCGAGTGGTTTCGCTCGTCTGTGGGATCGGATTTGGTAAAACATTCATCGCTAGTGAGAAAGCCGCCCAGTTATTAGCTAATGGGGGGCATATTATTGCGATGTCTCAATCGTATAAGCAGTTGAGCATCGTATTGATGCACGAGATTCAAGAGCGGTTGCGGTATCACAATCTAGAGTTTAAATACAATAAACAAGAAATGCGTATTGAAGTCCCCGCCACTGGCGGGATTGTGTGGGGGTTCTCCTCGGACTCGATTGAGTCACTTCGAGGGGTAACTGCCGATTGTGCCATCCTAGACGAAGCTGCCCTATTTGACAAGTATTGTTTTGAGGTAACAGCGGGTCGATTACGTAGGAACAAACTCCCGTACCAAATCTTCATCACTACCACTCCTCGTGGGCGGGATAATTGGGTGTTTGACATTTGCCAGCGAGCTACAACTCATTATATTCAAGCTGCTACATGGGATAATCCATTTCTAGGTAAAGAATATATACAACAGTTGATGGAAGAGTACGAAGGTGCGTTTGCTGCCCAAGAGCTAGAGGGTTCATTCGTAGACATGGAGTTAGATAACCAACTGATTAGTCTAACAGAACTTAGATCGGCTATTGATCGTATTCCGTTTGATACAGACGAACCAAAAGTAGCAGGATTGGACATAGCCCGATTTGGTAAAGACACCTCGTGTTTTTTAGTTAGAAAGGGTAATGACATTCCATTTCTAAAATATGTGGCTAACTCCTCATTAACGGATCTCAAGCGAAAAGTCATTGAGTGGGTAATGGAGACCGGCCCCGAATACTTAGTTATTGATGGGGTGGGAATTGGGGCCGGAATGGTCGATGAGTTAAAAGAAAAACTCACCGGAGTTTGTAAGATAGTTGAGTTTAATGGCAGTTATGCAGCAAAACGAGGCGATAAATATTCTAATTTAAGAACAGAGACTTGGGTTGCGATGAGAGATTGGATTCGAAACACAGGCTCATTGCCAAAAGGTAACAAAGTGATGGAATTAGCTAATGTAATCTATATTGCTGATGCCAAAGGCCGACTAGCACTTGAATCAAAGGATCAACTCAGACGAAAAGGTAAGCCATCTCCCGATTTTGGGGATGCGCTTTCCATGACTTTTGGAATCCATGCTAAAAGCAAGGAGATTCAGAAGAAAATTAGAAATTTAACTAGATTTAGGGGTCTAGGGAAGGTATTTGCAGGTTAAGTATGGCCAGGGTTACGAAAAAAGAGATAGAACAGAGACAGCGCATCCAGAGTAGGATGCAAAAGATGAATGAATACCACAATAAGACATACGATTACGTCAAAGATCAGCTTGAATTTGCATCCGGAGACCAATGGCAATCTGGAGTGCAGGCAGAACGTAAAAAAGACGGCAGACCCACAGTTGTTCTGAATCTCACGAAGTCTTATATTAACCGAGTAGTCAATCCAGTTAGAATGAACCCTGTCGGGGTTAATGTAGGGACGGATAACAAGGAACTAACTGAGCTTTTGTCCGGTATTGTACGCCAAGTCGAGGTTGAGTCTCGTATGAAAGAGGTCACTGACGTGGCCTACGAAAACGCAGTAACAGGTGGGCTAGGTTGGTATCGTCTAGGTACAGACTACATTGACGATGACTCACTAGAGCAAAAAGTGACTGTTGATATTGTCCGCAATCCTATGAGTTGTTGGTTAGACCCGTATTCCAAGCGAGCAGATGGGTCGGATGCAATGCACGGAGCGTTTATTGAGTACATTGACGAAGAGGCAGCAAAAGCCGAGTACGGGGATGAAGCTGTCGGGCAAGGTCTTGGCGGTATAGACATCTTTGAGCATTGGACTGTTCCAGATGGATCTGTGGCAGACTTTACTTACTATGAGATAGACTGCGAGAAAGTCCAAAGATATTGGTATGAGGACGGCACTACCACAGATAGCCAGCCCAATCCCAATAAAGCCTATGTTAAAGCTCGCACTATTGAAAATAAACAAGTACGTGCCATTCGGTATATTGGCAACAAAAAGATCGAAGAAGCTCTAATTCCTATCCCATTCATCCCACTAATCCCGGTATACGGGGATCATTTGATGCTAAACAACTACTCAGATGTACATTTAGCTGGGATAGTGCATTGGATCAAAGACTCTCAACGCATGGTTAATTACTACGGGTCTAACGAGCTAGAATTAGCAAGTTTAGCCCCTAAAGCTCCATGGGTAATAGCCGAGGGTCAAATTGAAGGATATGAGGAGGATTGGGTCAACGCTAATCGCATTGCTACTTCTGCCTTAACCTACAAGCCCGATGCACTCGGGGGACAGATGGTCCCACCTCCCCAACGGGCAGACAACCAAGCTCAAACTGGCGGGCTGATGGCATCTCGCCAAAAAGCCCAAGAAGATATGGGTCGAGAGATTGGTATTTTTGACAATATGTTAGGTCAAGTAGAGGCTGCCAATGAAAGTGGCAAGGCTGCATTACTCCGTGCAAATCAAGGAGAGCTCCCAACTGCCCATTATTTGCAAAACTTAGAGCAATCCATTGCCCAAGTAGGTCGTGTTATGTTGTACCTACTTGCATGGGTTGGAGACACTCCTAGAATGGTAGGGGTGCGAGATGCTCAAGGTAAAACACAATACGTAGAGACTACTTTGTCCGAGATACTAACTCCTAAAGTGCTTAAAAACGCATCTATAGAGACAACTGCAGGTCCTGCCTATGAGTCTCGTAGACGAGAAAGCATTAATGCTATTATGCAAATGGGTCAGATTATGCCGGATAAGATGGGGGTGATGGCTGATATTTTAGTAGAGAACCTAGATGCTCCAGGTTCTTTAGAGATTGCTGAAAGACTACGTAAGTTACCGGACATCCAAGCACTTATTGACGAAGGTAACGGACCCACTAAAGAGGAGCTCGAACAGCAACTACAAGGCGCACAGGCTCAGATGGCACAACAACAAGATACTATGGGTAAAATGGAAGGAATTATTAAACAACTCCAAGCTCGTATTATTGCCGAAGACAAAGATCGCCAAGCTGATTTAGCAAAAACTCTTATTAAAGAAGAGGGAGCTTTAGCTCGTGAGAGAATGAAGCAAGTTGGAGAAGATGAAAGAGCTGCACTTAAAATAGAGGCAGATGCTGAGTCAGACATGAGATCTCTCGCAGGAGATGTATTAAAAGCCGGACAACAAGCAGACATTGACTTAGTGGGGAACTTCTCATCTAAAGACTATGTTCCACCTATTCCTGGACCCCTATCCACAGATCAAGCTGAGACCACACAAGTATCTACTAACATTAACAACACACTAGGTGAATAAAATGTTGACAAAGTGTGGATAAATAAGATAGATTTAAGGTAGCCCGCACCTAAAAGCGGGTATCCTACTCAGGGATTAAACTGAGGATAATTAACGAGAAGAGGCTCGGATGGACAATGAACAATCCCTCGATTTAGTTGAGTCTGCTAATCAAGCAGAACCTACAGAACAACCCTTAGCACAGGAACCGAACTCAACCCCGGAACCCGAGGGAAACTTAGAACCCACAGAAGTTGGCGATACCGAGGCATCGGGAACCCAAGAATCAGAGGGTGAAAAGGCAGAGCTACCAAAAGGCATCGAGAAGCGACTAGCGAAACTAACTGCAAAGAAGTATGAGCAAGCCGATAAGATCGCAGCCTTAGAGCGACAAAAACACGAGTTAGAAAGCAAACTTGCTAGTCAAGCGCCCAAGACTCGAGAAGAGTTCGCTTCTGAAGAAGACTTTATTGACTATAAGGTCAATTCACAGTTGGATAATCGTTTGCAAGAACAGCAGTTCAAACAGCAAGCCGCCCATATCCAACAACAGCAAGCCTCTGTGCAAGCTGAAATGTGGAGTGAACGAGTCAGCTCAGTCTCTGAAGAAATCCCAGACTTACTTGATGTAGTGGGGAGTGTTGACATACCTATGCCGGTAGATGCGTTACAGGTGATAAGTGAATCGGATCAAGGTCCTAAAATGGCTTATTACTTAGCAAAAAACCCGACAGAGGCTCAACAACTCAATTACATGGACGAGAGGGCAAGGGATCGCAAGTTGATGCAGCTTGAAATGGAGTTAAAGATGGGTATTAAAACCGTTGGCACTTCCAAGCCTGTTACAAATGCGACACCTACTCCAAAGTCTAACGGAGGTAGGGCTGGTGCGCCAGCTAGTATGGAATCTCTCTCCACGAAGGATTGGATGAAAGCTAGGCGAAAACAGGTTCGAAAACGCTAAATCGGGGCCGAGCGCCCCATGTAAAAAAGGAAAGATCACATGGCAAATTCTATTTTGACCCCAGATCAAATTACTCGGGAATCATTAAGAGTCCTTCACGAGAAACTCACATTCGTAGGTGCTGTTAATAAGCAATACGATTCATCATTCGCATCTACTGGTGCAAAAATTGGCGATACCCTTCGTATCAGAAAGCCAGCTCAGTTTAAAGTACGTAGAGGGATCGTCATGGATGCTCCTGTTCAAGACTACGTTGAACAAACTGTTCCACTTACTGTTCAAGAAATCGTAGGTGTTGACCTTGAGTTCACTGACCTAGACTTGACTTTAGAGTTAGATGATTTCTCAAAACGCATCATTGAGCCGGCTATGTCTCGCATCGCTGCTGACATCGAACAAAACGTTCTACGTACAGCTTCCGGCCAATCAGTTGTCTCTGCAGCCACTGCTGCTGACCTTTGGAAATCAATATTGATCTCTCAGGCGTACCTTGACAACTTAACTACTCCTCGGGACAACAACCGATGTGTACTAATTGACACTCTCATGCAAGTGGATCTAGTAGATACTTTAAAAGGTCTCTTCCAAGATTCATCTGAGATCTCTAGCCAATACCGTGAAGGTATGATGGGCCGCACTGCAGGTGCTGACTTCTATCAATCTTCATACATCCCAACAACTGAGACTTCTCCCGAAGCATCTTTTGCCATTGTAAGTTTCTCTGCAGGAAATCCAAATTCAGGTTCAGCAGCAGGCGCTACCATGACCATAACTGCTACCGGTGCGGGTACTATACCTAAAGGAACTCAGTTTGAGTTGAACAACGGCACATCAGATGCTTACGCAGTACAACCTGAGACTAAAAAGAAATTTGTTGGTCAAAAGGTATATGTGACAGCACAAGAAGATGTAGTGATCGCAGGCGCAGGTGCTGTAGTAGTTCCTATTGCAGCTCCTATCATTTCTGCTAACACCGATGCTCGCCAAAACATCTCTGATGCCCCAGTAACAGCAGATGCCTTGACTGCAGACCTACAGAAGACTCTTGTATTCCATAAGGATTTTATGACTTTCGCATCTGCGGATCTCCAACTTCCTCGTGGCACAGATATGGCATCTCGCGAGTCTTTTGAAGGTATCTCAATGCGCTTAGTGCGTGACTATAACATTGCAACTTCGGACTTCCCTGTTCGCTTTGACGTACTTTATGGTACTAAAGTGATCCGTCCTGAGTATGGCGCAGTTGTAGTAAAAGGATACTAATCCTAACGGAGCCCTTCGGGGCTCCTTCTTTTATTTGGAGTATATATGCTAATGAAGTACAAACCTAAAGCACCTAAGCAGTACAGCAATGATGCAATTATTGCTAAACCCGCTAAAAAGTCCGTAAAAAAGGCCACTAAGAAGACTACCAAAAAGAAATCCTCTAAGGAATAGTGATGAAGACAGCTAGAGATTTAATCCAACAAGCAGCTAAAAAAGCCGGGGTTATTGATGCGATTGAAACCCTAGAGTCTCTTGAAGCTAGTGATTCATTACAGGAATTAAACGATATTATAGAAGGCTGGAACATTGACTCTTTATTTCCGTATGTGAATGATGAGTATAATGTTGCAATCCCGACTATAGATGCAGGTAAAATAAAAATCGGCCCTGCTGCTGAAGGAGCTGTGGACGTTGATGCGCCTAGGCCCAATCGAGTAATTTCTGTAGCAATTAACAAGTCAGGTAAATACTACCCACTTGAATATGTATCCCCGGACGATGCTGCAACTTCTAATTTTAGAAATGTAAGTGGAGCAACAGGGGGAATACCTCTTTACTACACAGTACATACTACCTACCCAATTAGTCAAATTGAAGTATTCCCTAATGCAAATTCATTTCCATACATCATAACTTCACAGAATGTAGTTAGTGCTAAAACACTAAATGATACAATCAGTCTACCTTCCGGCTACTACCCAGCTCTTGTGGCTGAGTTAGCAGTAGTTCTTGCAGGAGATTATGGTAACTTGGAAATGGTTCCCTTGCTTGAAGCTAGGGCAGTAAAAACGATTACACGACTTAAAAGGCTCAATAACAAATCTCGTAGGCTATCTCACGATGGCACTCCTCGAGGTGCGGGTTATTGGGATATAACTACGGACTCTTATATTTAGGACATAAAATGGCTCGAGTTCTTGTACAAGACTGGATTGCTCAAACCTACCAAGCTCGGAGCCCAAATTCTTCGAGCCGTAGGACGTTAAACGGCTATCCACAATCTACTGAAGGTGAGGGTAAATTCCCCTCCGAGATTATTGGAACTCCGGGGAACTTTACGTTCACTCG